TACATAATGGTATCAAATACGGCTAGCTTAAGGTCTGCAGGAAGTGTTTCGTAACCACCTCGATACTGCAGCTTTAGTCCGTTGACTGAAGCTACTGACGGCATTATAATGACAAACACCACATCAAGGGCATAGTCAATTACAAAGTCGGTTCCTTCAGTAAGTGGTGTATATGTTACACCGTAATCTGGGGAGTACTCAAAACTGAGTACATCTCTAATGGGGTACTCCCGAACGAACAGTTGCGGGTACTCTCCATTAAAGATCATAGTATCGGCTTCATCGTAGAAGTCGATAAAGGTGCGTCCGCAATAGGCTTTAATAAGGGAACTAACTGTCTCAATAAGCTGAGTCAGGCGCTCATCCTGTTCCTCACTACGGATGCTAGCATACGTTTTATATTCTTCTAATGTAACTAGATCGGTCATATAGTTCTCTTATTAAAGCCGGGGGCGAACCCCCCGGCAGTAAATCAAAAAGGTATTATGCTACCCACTTGAATGTAGCAACACCAGAACCGTTAGCGGTTGTGATTTGCTGGAATGCCATACGTTGAGAAGCAACTAGCACTCGGCGCTGTTCCTGAACAATGTAGTCAGATTCAACGCGTAGGCCAACTTGTTCACCACGCATGAAGTTAGACTTGTTAAGACAAATCGCACCGTACTTGGTTGCTGCCTTGGCTTCGAATTCGCCGGAAACAACAACTGGAGTACCTGCAACATAACCGATTTGACCGGTTAGTAGAGTAGCGCGGTCGCTACCAACTTTGTCAACAGTCTGGAAGGTAGTATCGTCTAGTAGATCGTAATAGATCTCAGTAGATACAACGTAGATCAGATCGGAAGGATCTAGACCCCAAACACCTAGCTTACGACGAAGTGCGGTTAGAGTAGCTACGGAAGCTGCTGTGGTAACAGAAGCGGTAGTACCAGTAGCATCACCAATCTTCGCAACACCGTTAAGAGGATCGGAACCAGCACCTTGGCCACGTAGGTGAGCCTGATCGATAGCACGAGCCATACGACGAACCACAGCGTCACGAATAATCGGCGCTAGAGCTAGTACGGAGTCTTCATCTTCTTCGTTGGTGATGAATTCCTTGGTTGCTAGCTTGTAGGTTTGTAGTAGGACGTCGTTTAGCTGGTGAACTTGCGCAGTACCTGAAGAAGCGGTAGTACCGTAATCAGTTGCTGCAACCCAGTTTGCCACGCCTGCTTCAGGGTTGATTGGGAAACGCATGGTAGGAGTAGGCATTGTAATGGTCTTGAATAGCGGCGCTACTACTAGACGACGACGAATGTCTGCCTGCATGTTGTTGGAAACGGTGTGTTCCCACTCGCCAGCACCTGCACCACCATAGTGAGGACCAGCTTTTTCGATAAGAGACTTACCATACTTGGTGTCTTCTACTCGACGGCTAAGTGTCTTAGCAAGGATAATCGCGGATTCCTTTTCCTGAATGGAAATAGGGTCCTGATTACCATTATTGCGATCGCCAAAGCCAGCCTTAGATTTTAGAAGAGCTTCGATCTCTGCACGCTGTTCAGCGATCTGCTCTGCAAGGCCTTCGGTTAGTCCTTTGACTTGTGCGTCAAGACCATCCTTCATTGCCTTCTCAAGACGGGCTTCAACTTCGCCCACTAGCTTCTCAGCGCTAGATTGAAGTACTTGAATATCTGCTGCCTTGCGAGTTTCAGCTTCCTTAGCTGCTTTCTCGGCTTGCAGACGTTCTTCTTCTTTTTGATCTAGAGCGCTCTTAACCAGTGCGGCTAGTTCTTCTTTAGTCATATTAAATTCATCCTGGGCATTACCATTTGCTCCGTCATCCTTTTTAGTTGAGTCGTCAGATGGTAAAAATTGTTTCTTAAAGGCTTGGAACTCTTCAGTCGTTCCAAAGCACTTGGAAACACTGAATAGAGATTCTTGGTTAGCCGGAACCGAGACCACAGAAATCTCGTGTAGTTCGATATCTTTTACAACGAAGACGTCAGCGTCTTTGTCGTAGGACATGTCTTTGATTCGTCCTCCAATAGAGAAAGCGCGTAGCACTCCTGCTTTAACGAACTCATATACGTCTGTAGCAGACTTCATGATTTGGGCTTTTACTTTTAGGCCCTTTTCGTCAACAGCAAGCTCGGTTACTCTCCCTACTGGGCGAGAGTGATCGTGGAAAGCCAGAACGATAGGATTCTTCTGATAGTTATTCAGACCCCCGTTCTTAGTCCAGGCCTCAACCTGAATCACGTCTCCATGACGATCCTCGTCCTTAGTGTTCGCGTAACCTTCGATGGTGATATAATCTTCACCATCTTCTGCTTTAGTGGCTTTTTCTACTGTGAATAACGAATCGATTCGAAAGTCTTTTAGACCCTCAATTTTCATCAGTTACTCCAATTGTTTTCGTAGGAGGCTTACCTCCAGAAGATGGATCAGCTGCGCTACCAGCAATGTTAGCTGGGATTCGAAGGTCATCATGACCCGCCTTAGGCTCAAGGCGCATAGCGCTACGAGCTTCGTTCGGTGCCATAACTCCGCCGTTAACCAGAGTAGTAAAGTAAGCGGAAGCTTCCTTCATTTCCGGTTGTAGTGCAGATACATTAGGTACTACAGGTTCAATGTCAAACCCAAAGAAACCTTCAACTGCTGACGCCACCATGGTTACCACTGGGTAGATAGTTTCAAGGTAGAATAGTCTTAAGTTAGGACTAATGTTTGCGTTGTTGCCACCCCTAAGCAGAATGTAGGGAACACCTAGAGCTAGCAGTATCGCTTCTTCTTTCTTGTTGATAGAGTTTTCAAAGTCCAATTCAGAGAAACTCTTATCGATTAAATTCTGTACTTCAAGTCCACCATCTAGAATAAGAGGACGTCGACCACCCGCGGTAGGGCTGTATCGTTGCGTCCATGAAGCTAGTAGGCGTTCTTTTGTCTTCTCACCAAGAGGGTTCTTAGATGTGATAACTAGTCCAGGAATAGTTCCATGCTGGAAGAATTTGTTCTGGAAGTCCTGCATCTTCTTAAGAGTATCGATGCTCTGCAGAGCAGCGCTTAGGCGGCTCTGGCCACGATAAATGCTCTCTGCAGAGTTATCAGATATGTGGATAATTTCCTCCGGCAAGAACTTAGTTCTACCAGCATACATGTAGTGATCGACAAAGGTCTTCTCATCTGTCATGATCTGCACTGACTGGGCTGGTAGCTGATATAGGTACACCCCGTCATAGTAGATAAAGATATTACCGTCTAGGAAGAAATCCACAAAACAGTTTCGCCAAAATTTATTGACGCTCTGGTAAGGATTTGGTCTAACGTTAAGAAGCTCTAGCAGCTTCTTTTGTTTCATTTTTGTAGTACCTACGATGATTCTATCTTTCACATCGTAAGTAAAGGAGGCACATCCGTTGACGCACCTATCGACACCATTTCGCACTGCTTCCAGTTTCTTGTAAGCGTCGGTGTAGTATGCTACATGTTCGGTAGTGCCAATATCGTGACCTTGTTCGTCACGAATAATCACCTGTGCGGGGTTGTCCTTATTAGTCAGAGCTCCCCACAGGCGGCTCATATATCCTGCCATATTTATCTGCCTGCTTCGCAATCCATCGTGCCTGTTTCGCGGCAGTAGTTGGAGCGGGTTTCGGGCCATACACGCTATGTAGTTTTACATGATGCTGATTGCACAAGGTGACAACCATGTCATATAACTCCACTTTGTGAGCGTCTATAAACTCGTCCCTTACTGCAAGCACATCCTCGTCAGTTTCTAACGGATAGCCTTTAGATTTTGCCCACTTTTCAAATAGTATAGTGAGCGAATGGAAGTGGTGCAGTTCTAAATCTTCTCCAGCACCACATACAACGCATTCATCAGCCTTTTCGTAGGCTTTCTTTGCACGGTCACGAACCCATTTCACTGGGTCTCGCTTCCTAGCTCCTGTGTTTTTTGCCATATTTTAAGTATTATAACGCAAATGAAAAATAATTTCAACAAAATTTTTCAGACCGAAAATACGACCAGAGACGCGATTAAACGTCTCCAGTTCCCTTAGTCCACGTATACATGGAGTACCGCATAGCATCAGCCATGTGGCTATAGATATCGTGCTTAGGCTTTTCCTTAACAGCATTACCGATAGTTTCCGCCCACGAATACTGATCTAGCATCGCAAGTGTATTTCCACACTTACTAGCGACAAACAACTTGCCTTGCTCCACAATTGACTGGCAGAATGAAATTCCGTCCAGTATGGATTTGTTAGCAGGTGTACAGGTTAGGTCGTGTTCATATGCTAAGTCGTACTGAGTCTGAGCAGCCGCGGAGTCGATGTAGATCATCTCAACATCATATCCACAGTCAGCTAAGTACGAGTTTAGTTCTTTGATTCGTTCTGCGTGTCGAGCGGTGTTGGCTTCCGCTTGCTGGTACTCGTCGAGGATATAATAGCACTCAGTACTAGGGGAGAAACCAATAACGATGTAAGCTGTAGGGTCCCTAAAGCCAGGGTCCAGCCCAGCAAATACCTCCAAGTCGTTAGGCAGTTCATAGTCATCGTCGAAGACGTTGACGTCCGCGTCAAAGTGGTAGATCTGGCCTTGGAAGGATACGAATGAAGCTTCATACTCTTGCTTGAATTCCGCGTTGGACATTGAGCGACGAGCTTCCATAACGTCCGCCTCACCCATCCTATTGTTCTCACGATAGTCAGAGTGAACAGAACACCATTCAGGAAAGTCTTCGCCGAATCCCCGGTTGTAATAGTGGGAGAACCAGTTGTTTCGACCACGAGGGGTTGAAATAAACACGGCTTTCGAACCAGGACGATCTAGTGTAGGACGCAGCGCAACCTGGAAAGCTAGGTCGCCTTCAGGGTGTAGCGCAGCCTCATCGAATAAGATCATGTTATAGGAGCGTCCAACGCAAGCATCTACTTGGTTGACAGAACCCATACGAATAGTTGATCCATTAATAAGTTCAATAACTCGATCTTTAGCGTTATCTTTACGCACCTCTACATCGTATTTGCGAAGCAGGTCTCGTTGCTGTTTGAACGAGATTTCAGATAGGTTATAGTTAGGAGACATAATCAGTACGTTATGGTCAGGTATAAGTGACATAAGGTGAGCGATTACGTTCGCTATATAGGTTTTTCCGGTACGTCGTGATAACGCACCAACTACGAATCGATACTTAGGATTATTAAGGGCGTTGATTACAGCTATCTGAGGCCGTAACGGCTCAACTTCCTCCATTGCTAAGTACTTTTCGACAGGTAGCTTAATAAATCGTTCGTCGATGTCCCTCTGCTCTATAAACTCAGAAGGAACATCGCTGCGACTGATAGTAAGCATATACTAATACCCCACATAGTCAAATTAATGACTAAATATTTAAACATAGCTCTTTCCACGAACCATACTGTTCGAGGTTATGACCATACCACACAGTCTCTCCAGCAATGCCCCAACGCCAATCCCAGTCGTACGTAGGTTGTAGCAACATCACGCGACGGCCGCGAAGCAGGGCAATATGCACTATAGAAGTGTCAACAGAGATAACAGTGTGGCATTTGTCGATCAAGTCGATAGTATCCTGCCAAGATTTGATCGCAGGGTTATCGCCGAACTGTAGGCTCAAACTACCCATCTCCAACATAGCACGGCGCAGTGATGGGTATGAGCGGTTAATATCGTTCTGATGCTTTGGGTTACCTTTCCAGCACACGCCTATTTCATCCCCGAGAGGAATATCTTGCACAGGGCAAGGACGAGGACCAAAAAGCATAGGTAAAGACCCCATTGGTATATAGTACTCGGCATCAGAATCAGTGGAAGCAGTAATAGTGTTAGGAAATAGTCCATGCAGTTCAGCAGGCACTAAGTAGTCATACGAAGGTATACACTCTAAGTAACGAGAGAACATAAAGTCGTCACCAACCCCCTGTTCAGCTATAACCATTACTTTGCCAGTGCCTTCCCAACGTTTACGTCCACCGAGGTTTGGGAGCGCGACAGGTTTGTTCTTAGTGAAGCGAGTCTCGTACTGAGAAAAGGCAAACTCCCATCCAGCACCATCAGCAGAAGCAATCTTCATGTATTGCAAAGCACGGTTGAACTTAGCCTCAGAATAGCCAAGATCTACAGCGCGATTATACCATTCAATCGCTTCATCGGGGCGTCCGATTAGTTGCTTATACAAACCTATGTTGCTATGAGCCATGTCGAACGTAGGATCTGCTCTCACGCTTCGCATAGTATAGTCATAAGCCAGCTCAGGACGCCCCAATGCAATGCATGCAGCACCTGCGTCTAGTAGAGCATACTTGTCATCCGGAAAACGGGCAAGATGCTTGTCAAACTCGCGCAGGGCGTGGTGGTATTTACCTTCTCTAAAGTACTTTTGTGCTCGATTCATTTTGTCGCTAAGATTTTGCGTACAAGGTCGCCGTAGTTACCTTGTGGTCCCTCATTAATTTGAATATTGGTCTGAGTCTTAATGTTATCAGACTTAGCCCGTGCCTCTTCTAGTTTCGCCATCGCAGCAAGCTCATCCATACGCATCTTATGAGCCATTTGTAGTAGGTCAGCAATGTCTTTACCAGATCCAAGTTCCGCTTCGTCCAACTCTGCTAACTTAGAGGCGATAATAGTGTCCATTGCCGCTGCGATGTTATTTCTGTTTCTATAGCCTGTATCTAGGTACACCGTATCTATATACCGCTTCACCTCGGCCTGACTTAGCACACGAGCGACTACGTCGCGAGCAATGCCAGTGGCCTGAATTACAGCGTCAATATTGCCGCACTTCAAATAGGAATTAGCGATAAGAAGATTCTCCGGTGCGATTTCAACTACCTCAGCGGGAGAGGCACGAACAACGCTATTCATAGAATACTCCTTTTGCAGCACCAAATAATTTTGGTACGTCATAGTCGAAGTATAACACATTCACTACCCAAAATCAATAAAATTTTTTCGACCCCAAAAATTCTCACTTGATTCTTCTAGTCTGTTTTGCTATAATATTTATATGTTCAATGGAGGAGCAATCAAATGAAACTTAAAGTTGGTGATAAAGTTGTAACGCACAGCGGACGCAAGGGCGTCGTTGTTGAGGAAAATAAGGGCGAGATCGTATATCGGTTCATTGTGGAGCTGGAAGCCGTACGTCTTGTAAATGGAAAGAAGAAAATTATCCCGAATGAGAAGGTAAAAGAGTCATTTACCGAGGATGGTAGGTACATGGCTAGCGGTCCTAGCATGGCCGACATTGCAAGAATTATTGAAGACGAAGTGGAAACGCAGGAGCCGTTCTAATGGATATGCTTAAGTATAAAGCAGGCGATCAAGTTGTGCTGCGCAACGGAGTAGTTGCAACTCTTACAAGTGTGTCCCCGGGAGCCGGCCTATACCCGGTCCGAGCTTCTCTGCCGAAGAAGGCTGCCGATTCCGAAGGAGTGCACACCATTCTCCTAACAAAGGAGGGTAAGTACTGGCATGATGATCTTACTCCCAACAAGTACGATGTTGTTGGGGAAGCACCACAGGTACCTGTCTACGAAATCGGAGATGAGGTGCAGTGCATCAACAATGAAATTGGTGTAGTAGATCGTTTTCGTGAGGCCGAAGACTATCCTATGATGGTAAAGTTCAAGGATGTCAATGGCCAGTACACTGAACGCTCCTATACACGTACTGGGAGGTATATCAACGATAAAGAGGAAAGTCCTCGAGACATTGTTGGTAAGGCAATTAAGCCCTCTTCACCATCGGTACCATACAAAGTGGGGGATCGAGTACGTCTTCGCAACGGTGACGAAGGGACTGTTGTAACAATCCGCAACGGGGACAACTATGCCTTCCCGGTGGTTGTGAACAGTGGCGATGACCAGTACTCCTACACGGTAGATGGCTTCTATTTTAGCAGTGGTACGTCTGCGCTAGACATTATCAGTGTAATCGACGATCCTAAGTCGCTGACTGCGAAGATCGGAGACCTGGTTATCCTTCGCAATGGACGCCGGGGTCGCGTTACTCGGATGCGCAATGATGCCATGTACCCATTTCTGGTGAAGTTTCTGGACGATGAGTCCATCGAAACATACACAGGACGTCTGAAATACATGTCAGATGGGGAAACTCACCACATGGACATCATTGCGGTCGAGCCTCTTGTGGAAGATCAGGAAGATGACTTCGATGCGGATGATTGGTTCGAAGTTGAGGATGAAACGACCCCAGAAATCGACAATATGCCTGATTATGAAGAAAATGCAGTAATTGACCCATTTTAATGGGTTTTAGCCCCTTTTTCGAGAGAAATTGGGGCTTTTTTGTTGGTTTTTGCACTTTTTCTACCACGGCACTTGTGTCTATTATTCAGCCTCCGCTACCTTGGCACCGTGTAGGTTTTGGTTGTTTTTACCAAAGTTTTACGTTATATCAATCTCTACTACCTCGGCACCGTAAAGGTTTTCATGAAATTAACCAAAGTTTTACGCGAAGGTGGGCACAGAGAGCCTGGCGTTTGTCAAGGTCTGATAACCGCCCTATGTGATTTAAATCACATATCCAGTCTTTTTGTGCAACTGGGGACGGGCGGTCCGATTTTTCCGACGAACGGTCTTGCATCTGGAGGCAGGCGAGCGTATTATAAACACATGGACAACGCACTACGGATGACTGAGATGACCAACTATCACGAACTGCTGATGCAAGCGATTTATACTACTTGCCTGGACATGCACGTGACTGCTGGTGCTATCATGCGAAACGACTATGCTCGTCGCATGCAACCGGAATTCGCTAATGACGTTTCGTTTGACTACGCGCTGGAGCGCACGCATGTTGGGCACGCTGGCGGCATGAAAAAAGGCCCGACGTTCCCGAAAATTCCGGTTGCGCTCTGCTACTGATTACTGTATTATCTAACTTCGTTCAAAGGAGAAACACCATGACTGCCAAGGCTACCAACTACACTGCCGAGCAAACCACCGCGATGGTTGCTGCTTACTCTGCTGCTGAAACTGAAGCGGATCGCGCTGCTGTCGTGGCTGCACAGGCCAAACTGCTGGGCAAATCTGAAGCGTCGATCCGCGCCAAGCTGTCGCGGGAGGGCGTGTATATCAAGAAGGAGGCGAAGCGGAAGGATGGCACGCCTGTCCAGAAGAAAGACGAGTTTGCCACTGCCATCGGCAAGATCCTTCGCCTGTCGGAAGGCGATACCGATTCGCTGGCGAAAGCCAATCGCAAGGCGCTGGAAAGCATCTTCGATGCACTGGCGAACAGCAAGCCGATCAGCGAATAAAGGCTTGACTTCTGGTACGCTTCCGCTACAATAGAAGCGTACCAGATAACTTTTCTTCGGAGCCGATCATGAGCCAGACCATCGCCCAACGTAAAACCCTTCGCCGCTACGCCTCGCACAATGGCACGAAAATCGTGACCGAATATGCGAGCGGCAAGAAAGACGTGCAACGCGCTACGCTGGCGCAGCGTATCGGCTACCTTATCGGGAGGATCTTTCGCAATGCTGAACATGCAAACATGGGTTCTGTTGCTACTTCTCACGACGCTTGGAATAAGCGTTGCGGAATGGCTGACGATTCGCTCCGCGCAGATTGCAGCGGAATCACGGTTGAATTCCTCGACTGCGAACACATTGAACTGAACTGAGGAGGCGCCGCACCATGTCGCACATTGTTATGGATGCAGAAGACGTGAGGCGGCGCGCTCGCGCTGCTATCGAATTCATTGAACTGGCCCAACTGCAACACTTCGCCAACCTACTGCGCGAGGTAGCAGCGGAGCGCGTTGGCTGGCCTTGGGCACGGCGTGCGCGTGGCTACGATGAAGCATTCAGGCTTTGCACGGTTGATGGCAACATGGAATACACCATGCGCGCTATTGTGCGGGAAGGGCTTTGGCGTAAGGATCTTATCCGGGCAGAAAGGTTGCTTATGCTTGGGGAATATGGCGATCCGGTCACTGTCTCGGCCGAAGACATTTACATTCTGGATGATGAATTTATTGAACTAGATCAATGACTTAGCCTGGCCCAAACCCCTGTATAATCAAGGACTTACAGGGGTCCGGGCGGGGTGCACCATTTTGGTGCACCCGCGCCGCGCGGGCACGCTCTCCCACAATTACATTATACAGGGCTGGGCGCAAATTGCAACTACCGTTCGTCGGAAGCAGGTCTGTTACAATTTCTTACATTTCCTGGCGCAAAAAGGCTTGCATTCGGCTGTGAAACGCCTATAATAAGCACATGGACACGAACAAAGCACTCTCTTGGATCTCGGCGGCAGGCGGCATGCTTGGCGCGGCGCTATGCTCTAGCGGGCATATGGCAATCGGATACCCGTTTTTCTTTGTGGGTTCTGTTGCTGGCGTCGTAGCACTGCGGCATAATATGCCAATGCTTCTGCAATTTCTGTTTTTTACTGCATGCAATGCCTACGGCATTCTGAATTTTACGCTCTGAGGGTATTACAATGGCAATCAAGCGCGTTTCTATTTTCGACATGGATGGAACTATCGTGGATAGTTCCCACCGCTATCGCACTGTCATGACTCCCGAAGGAGAGCGTATTGATTTGGGATACTGGCGTGCAAATGAGCATAAAGCAATGGACGATGGTTTGCTTCCGCTTGCAGAGCAATACCGCAAGGATCTTAATGATCCAGAATGTTACGTTGTCATCGCAACGGCACGCGAAATGCATGATGCGGATTGGCGCTTTGTTCGCGAAATTTTGGGCGAGCCTGACTATCTGATCTCGCGTCCGCACGGTTCCGCGATTAGCGGCAAGGCTTTGAAAATCGGTGGCCTCGCAAAATTCGCTAACTTGCTGAACTTCAAAAATGCCGAATGGGTTTTTTACGAAGATAACGTAGAATACTTGAAAGCGGTGTGCGATCGTTTTAATATCCGCGGCGTATATATTCCGTCGGTCCAAGGTCACTAATAGGGGATTATGAAAATGGCTCAAAAACAATTCTTTCTGATTATCGACACTGAAACGACCATTAAAGATACGGTCGCGGATTTTGGCGCGATTGTTGTGGATCGCAAAGGCGTTATTCACAAAGAATGCAGCGTTATGGTCGCGGGTCATTTTGGTACGTTTGACCTGTTCTATGACAACAGCAACGATTCTCTGTGGGGCCGTCGTGGTCTGGAGATGCGCACGGCAAACTATATGCGCATGCTGGAAGAGGGCACGCGACAAATGGCAAGCGTTGCCGCCATCAATCGCTGGCTTGAAAAGGTCGCCGCGCTGTATCCGGGAATTGAATTGACCGCTTATAATCTGGCATTCGATGCGGGTAAAATGGCGAATACCGGAATTGACGTTAGCATGTTCCCGAAGCGGTTTTGCTTGTGGCACAAAGCATTTGCCATGTTCGCGCACACCAAAAAATATCGCGAATTCATTCTGGCGAATCACTTGTTTAATCCGCCGACCGAAAAAGGCAATATGTCTTTCAAGACAAATGCCGAAGTCATGGCGTCTTTCCTCGCGGGTGAAATGCTGCCGCCTGAGCCGCATACTGCAATTGAGGATGCGAAGTTTTACGAATTGCCGATTCTGCAAGCCATTGTTAGCAAATCCAAATGGCGTGAAAAGAGCAAGGCATTTAACTGGCGCGAGGTTCAGGTAAAAGACTGGTTCGCTGCTAAATAGATTTAGAATCAAATAATAAATGCCGGTTGAATACCGGCATTTATTTTATTTAAATATATGCTATTTGCATTGCGTAATACTGTAATACGCCAGCATATTTAAATATATACCATTTAAATATAGGTATTTAAATTGCATAAGGCCAGGCGAAAAGCTAATGAAATCAATGACTT